TCATATAATAATGATTTAATATATTTTGATTTAAAGTATTTCTGTATGATTCATCAAATATTGGGTAATCCGTTAACTCAAAATCAAAATTATTTTTAATTAATTCTTTTATTGTAATTGTGTATTTACTCATCTGGAGTCACCTCCATGTTATAATCAAGAATTTCTTCTTCACTTGTTTTTAATAAATCAAGTATTTCTTTATTAAGTTTTAATTCAATATTTAATCCGAACTTTTGATTTATTTCATTACAAGCTTTTTTCCTGGTTTTGTAAAAGCAATTTAAATAATAATTAATAACTTCATTGTTTGATTCAACTTCATCAGTAATTAATCTTTCTTTTTTATCAGTGTTTGCATTGTCAATGCCAAGATAGGTTAAACACTCGTTCCATATTTCATGTTTGTGTAATTCTAACTTATCAATTAAATATGGAGCATTTGTATTTAACACATTTAATTTGTTTGAAATATCAAATTGTTTATTTCCAAATATAAATGGAGTATTTCCAGAATATTGCATATAAACATTTTTTAAAGTTAAGATTGTTTTGGTGTCACCCTCAATTAACACGGGTGTTTTTTGTGCAATTAAGTTAACATCAATTGTTCTTTCAGTTTCATATAATCTCCATGCAAATTGTCCAATGGTTCTTGCTGTTGGAATTTGAAGTTCATTGTTCATGATATAAACAACATCATCAAAATCATATTCTTTTTGATAGCCAATAGACCATGCTTGAACCTTTGTTGGTAATTGGTAAACATTTAATGTGTCACTTGGATTTACTCTTAAAGCCATATAGCCAAGTTTATCATCCTTAATAAAACATGCTCTTCCAAAATCATAAAGTGATAATTCTAAGAATCTGGATGCACCAGTTCCAGCAATTTCATCAAGTCCATCCCATGTAAACAAACTTGTTGCAAGTAATTTTAGTCTATCTAAATAATCAACATAAGTTTCATTGTTTATTTGCATTGCTAAATCAGTTTCTTTAAACATATTTTAACTCCTTTCTATATAATATCATTTGCTTGACTATAATCAAACATTGTATTTGGATTATGCCAAAAAGTTATTCCTTTATTGAAAATGCCTTTTAAAATATTCATGTGTTCTTGTGGAACATCTCCATCAAGTTCACACCATAATGTTTTAACAAAATTCCAATTTCTTCTTCCAGTAATATTTGGAAGTTTAACATTGTTTACTTTATACCCATAAGCCGAAAAATAATTGTCTATAACTTCAGCATATTCATTTTTAATTGACATCCTTTTAAATTCTAGACAATTCAAATTAAATTCATAATTGACATCTCCAGAATTCACATTTCCATTAACATTGTCTGGAACAAGTGAGTGTCTATATACTTCTTGCATATTTTTTGTGACACTTTCAATTGCTGTGATTCCTCCTCCAACAACTCCTTGTGCTGGTCCAAATGCACCTTTTATGTCCATGCCTTGAGTAATACCCTCACCGATTCCAGTGTATAATGCTACTCTATCAGCTGGAATTGTATGTCCAAATACATTTACTCCATTTTGTGTTAACCAGTTTGTGTATATATCATTATTAAATGAACCAATTGGAAATTTACCAAGAGCAATGGTGTCATCATTATTATTTAATATATTATTATAGTTTAATGGAAAAGCTTTAAAGCTTCCACCTGGTGTCATTGTGCCTTTTAATCTAAATTTATATGCGTTTTGAAGTCCAGCTTGGAATAAGTCAAAATTTTCCCATTTGTAATTTATAACTTGTCCACTATGATTTGATACTTGTAAAAATGAATAAGGAAAACATTTAAGTTTATTATTCTTTGGAATATAGTCATTTCCTAAATAATCAACATGTGTAATTGTATAATCTTTTGTCATTGTTGATGTGCATGTCAAACTAACTTGTCCCGTGATTCCAGTTACATTTTGCCATCCACTAAAGAAATCTTTTGGTGATACAAAAACAGTTACAACGGCACTTCCTTTCCCAGCTTGGTCAAACAAATTTATAACTTGTCTTATTGCTGTCATATCAGTGAGACCTATATAATAAAGACCCGTTGGAATTTTAAAGTTATTATAAGAATAACTTCCAAATACTCCAGACAAATCACTAGTTGCCACAACATAGCAAGTTTCAAGAATTTCACCAACTCCCGTTCCCTCTGGTTGTAAACGGCAACTTATGTAATCTCCAGTTTCAAGACCCTCTGGAAGTGTATGAAGCCCCATTGTGTCATCATTTACATGTTCTCTTTCAACAAATGAAGCTTTATATTCAATGTCAAACATATATGTTTGATAAACATCAGTTTCAATTGAAATTGCTGTTACATTTTCATTTATATATTCCTTGTTAGTAATAAAGCAAAAATAATATTTATTTGTAAAACCCGTGTTTCTATAAAATAAATAATTGCAATCAATTATTTCATCAATATTAACACCAACTTTTATTATATTATCTTTTTTAACATATGTGTAATTTTCAAATGATTTTTGAATTGTTGAGTTAAAATAATTCATTTGGTTTTCAAAATTTGTAAATGTTAATTGGTTGTTGTAATCATTTTCAAGTGGAGTTTTACACAAATATATATTCCCTTGTGGTGTTACTGTTACCATGTTACATCTCCTTTCTAAAAAATAAAGAGGGAATTAATCCCTCTTATATGTTAATAGGGTTAAGCACTAACAGTTATAGTTGCTGTATCAGTGATACTTCCAGATTTTGCTGTTAATGTTGCTGTTCCCACACTCTTAGGGTAAAGTACAATTTCAGTATCAGTTACTTTTTCAACTGTAAAGACACCCTCATTAGATGATGAATAACTTATTGTGCTAGTTGCATTTGAAGGTGTTAAAGTTACTTCTACTTCTTCACCATCAGCATCTTCAGTTAGTCCTAAAGCTACATCATCACCTAAATTAATTGCTGTTACTTTTGTTGGTTTAACTGTTGCAAGAACAACGGCATTTGCAAATGGGCAAATTGCAAATGTTCCCCATGCATGTAAATATTCGTTCCATGCCATAACTCTAGCATTATAGAACTCATCAAATCTAAATACATTGTCATAAATTTGAAGCCATGCTTCATCACAAATAACTCCAAGAACTTCTTCATGGTCAAATTTATCAACTTGAATAACTCTTCCTAAGAATTCAGCTTTTCCAAGATTAAATGCACTTGCTAGAGCTTCAACATCAACTTCAGCCATAACATCAGCACGAACAACAAGAACAACTCTTTCTGGGTCTGTCCATGTTGTTACAGTTCCCTTTGCACCACTAAATTTTGAATATGCATTATAATCAGTTGATGGAAAACTCATTTGTGAATATAAAGCTCTAACTTTCTTTAAGAAAGCTTTTGCTGTTGCTGTATCAACTGGTTTTGTTACAGTGTCAACTATAACCTTGTCATTTGCATATGCTCCATCAATTAAAGCTTTTGTATATTTAAATTCATCAATATAATTTCCACTATATAAAGATTGTGTTATTGCACTTATGAAATCCTCAAATTTTTCCCAAGAAGCAAATGCTGCTTGTAATCCCTCTCTTGAAATTGTTTTTGTGTAAATATCTTTTCTATTTCTTTGATAATATGCAACATGTGTGTCTGGGTCAGTTATAGTTAATAGTTTTGCCATTGCTGTGTTACTATATTCATATTGTTCAGCTTCAGCTGGATTTTCATATATGTCTTGAATCGAACTTCCAAGAGGTACAGCTCCCTTTTTGAATAAAGCTAAAGGGTTAGAAAAGCTTTTATTTCTAACAATTGTTAATGATATTCTATTAATTAAATTATTTACAAATTCATTTAATTGTGGTTGATATGCATCATTGAATAAAATATCTCTTATTGAAGCGATATTGTCTTCAGTTGCACTTGGAACAACATTAACAAATGTTTCAGTTGAATTGTTTCTTATAAAGTTAAATGTTTTTACACCTGCACTCATTAAATTAAATCTCCTCTCTCATTAATAATTTCTTCAATTTGAACTTCTTCTTTTTGAGGTTGTTCAACTTCCTCTTTGGATTCTTCTTTATCAAATCCAATTTTTTGAAATAGTCTTCCATTTACAGCCAATAATTCATCCTTATCAGCTTTTAATTTTCCAATTTCTTCATCTTTTTCAGCAATTGAATCCACAAGTCCTTTATAACTTCCAAGCATGCCAAGTAAATCTTCACTCACCATGGCACTTGTTGTGTCATCAAGTTTCTCTTTCATTGATGAAATTAATGTTTCCATCTCTTCATAACTCATTTCAAATCCTCCTTTCTATAATAAATTATCACATAAACAAAAGAAAATGTCAATTATATATTGACATTTCATTTTAATTGTGATAAGTATTTCTCAATTTATTTGCAACTATAAACCAAGGAAAATGTGATTCTTTAATATAACCACTTGTGTAAATTTGCCAGTTGTATGATTCTGGTCTAAGTAAAACAGTATCATTTACAAATAATCCATTCCACATGTGAATAGCTCCATAAATTCCAACTCCTCCCGTGTTCCATTTTTGAGCACTTTTAGAATCTACTTGAGCAACTTCCATGTGTAAATGTTCTCCATAAGAGTGACCACCATCAAAATAATTTCCCGTTGTATAGAATAACTCCCCTTGGTTATAATGTTGATTTAATGTTGGAGCAATCTCACTATGTGCCACAAGCACCCTCATGTATTTAAGTTCTCCATTTGGAGCATGAACTTTGTCATCACTTTCTAAAATTGCATTGTGGTCATTTCCCGTGTAAACAATAGTTCCAGAAAAAGGAGCATAACATGGCATTGATGTTATAACACCCCCACTTGTATTTCTTGGAAGAAAATCAAGAGCAAGAACACTGTGTTCATCGGGGTCACGAGCTGGAGTTAAGTATAGAGTTTCACAAGGAAAAAGAGCAACTTCATAACCATCTGGAGCAACTAACCTTTGACCAGCTCTCAAGGTTTTATTAATTTTCCTTTTTTAAGTAGTGAAAGCATTTTTAAATTTTGAGTTGCTGTTCCTCTATAATTAACAATATCATTTGCTTTTGCAATTTTACATCTATATGCATATGTTGAATTTGCACCAATTGATTTTAATCCATCAACAATTGAAAATCCTCTATAATTGCATTTTACAAAATATTTTTCTTCTTGT